CGGGATTGCACTTAATCCTTACCTAGCATTGTATACCGAGAGTGACGCTCTTTGGGGAAGAGGTGCAACACCATTTAGTTTAGATAAAGAATTAGTACGTATCACCGAGACTAATGGTACAGTGGACGAGAATATCCAATTCCCCAAGAACCAGATTTTCACCAAGTGTCTTGAACTATTCACTAGAGCCATGCCAGATGTAGCTAAAGTGGGAAGAGAATACAGGTGGGAGGCTTTCGGTGAAACAGAAGAAGAGTACTGGTCTAACAGACACATTAATTGTGTAAACGGTGCCCACCATTTACCAGAAGGTGCCTTTGACCCATCACCTTTAGGAGTTACTCGCACCAGGATGGTCTTTTTAGAATCCTGCAAACAATGTCCACTATTCAAGACCAAACCAATAGTTGAAGCAACACTCTCCATAAAAAACGAAGCACCTAAAGATAGACCAATAAAATCTGAAGATACGTATGCATATCTAAATGAGGATTATATAATGCGTACATTTGAGCGGCTTTGGAACGACAAAGAAGTGTTGCTAAATCCACGGATGGACACGAAAGAACAAGAAGCAGAACGTGTCTCAAGTATGCACGGTAATGAAAAAGTGATGTTGGATTATACAGGGATGGATAACCAACATTCAATTCAGACTCAATACGAGATTGTTGACGCCATATGTTACTTTCTAGGATTACCTGAAGATATGCATAATTGGATGTTGGCTGCAACGAAAAATCAGTGGATACGCCACGGAGGAGTGAAAGGTAAGATCAAATTCTCGCTACTCACAGGCAAAAGGATGACAACAGTGACTAATACAATAGCATGTAAAATATATTTAGATATAGCTTTAGGCGATCTAAGCAAACTTATTTTGGCTGCATTCTATGTAGGCGATGACATTGTGTTGTCTCTAGCAAACAGAGATGACGCCCGTAAGGTGATAAAAAAGGCTATATCTTCTAAATCTGCCTTCAACAAGCGAAAGCAGTCATGGGGTGAAGGTGCTGAATTTCTCCGACACGCGATATTGGGCAATGCTAGTTATGGGTATTTGAATCGTACACTTGCAAGTTTTGTGTGTGGATCATGGGTAAATCATCTCAAGTTGGCTGACTTTGATATACCTGGTGTCTACCAACGTATGTGTTGGACTGCGGATAATAGGGCACAGACTGAAGGTGTGATGGAAAGGCTTGTATCTCGCAGTTTAGAGAAAAGATCAGGGCTTGACTACTGGACAAGTAGACATATAACAGGACACAGAGCTGTAGTGAATGGCGGTCCCTGTCTTCCAAATGCTAATGTTGTTACAATATTGTTACCAGAAACCGAACCAATACGCCAACCAATCAGTGAAAATGCAAAAGCGTATGCCACGGAAGATTACCTATCACAATTTAAAGAGAAGTTTGAAAGTCTAGTAGGTAACCCCGTCATGCAGACACTACACACTGTGTTTAAAG